TGATTGATTACCTGCGTTCGCAGGTCGAGGCAAACAAATGAGTAAAAAGACACCATTATCACAGGGCTTTATTGCCCGCGTTGCCGCCGGTGTCCGTTACGCCATTACCGGCAACGCGGACGGATGGTTTGACGCTGGCGAGCCTTTAGCCCCTGTTGCACAGCAGGCAGAGGGTCGGCGGTTCGATTATGAGCCGTTTTACAACGTAGGGCATTCCAAGCCGCGCGAACGGGAAGCAATAGGCTTTGCACAATTACGCGCCCTTGCTGACAGCTACGATGTGTTGCGCTTGGTGATTGAGAAGCGCAAAGACCAAATGGAAGGCTTGGAGTGGACGATTCAAAAGCGTGACGTTGAATCAACCAAGGCCAACGAATCGCAGCGTAAAGACCGCAAGGTCGATGAAGCCATTGCGTTCTTCCAGTCGCCTGACAAAGAGCATACTTGGGCGGATTGGTTGCGTATCTTGTTGGAAGACCTGTTCGTCATTGACGCGCCGTGTATCTACCCGCGTAAAACACTGGGCGGCGACTTGTACGCCCTTGAAGTGATAGATGGGGCGACGATTAAGCGCGTGCTTGATAACACGGGGCGCCTACCCTTACCGCCCGAAACGGCGTATCAGCAAATCTTGCACGGCATGGCGGCGGTTGATTACACGGCTGACGAGTTGGTTTACCGTTCACGCAACAATCGAAGCTACAAGGTTTACGGTTATTCGCCGGTCGAGCAAATCATCATGACCGTGAACATCGCCTTAAAACGGCAGATTCACGCGCTGGAATACTACACGGCAGGCAGTGTCCCTGACGCGCTTGTCGGCGTGCCTGAAGCGTGGTCGGCTGACGAAATTCGGCGATTCCAAGAGTATTGGGATTTACTGCTATCAGGCGAGACGGCGGAACGGCGCAAAATGCGTTTCGTGCCGGGCGAATTATCCCGAAACTTTAAAGAGACAAAGCAGCCGCCGTTGAAAGACGTTTACGACGAATGGTTGGCGCGCGTCGTCTGCTTTGCGTTTAGTGTCGAGCCTACACCGTTTGTGGCGCAGGTAAACCGAAGCGTAGCAGAGACGAGCCGCGAACAGTCGTTATCCGACGGCATGAGCAGCCTGAAAAACTGGGTTAAAGCCCTGATTGATGACGTGCTTGCCCGTTACATGGATATGGCGGCTTATGAGTTTGTTTGGAAAGAGGAAGAATCGCTCAATCCGAAAGAACAGGCAGAAATCTATGCCATCTACAAAAACGCAGGCATTCTGACCGCTGACGAAATCCGCGCTGAGCTAGGTAAGGAGCCATTGCCGGAGCAGGAACAGCCAAACAAGCAAGACGACCAGCAGTCTGAAGAGCAACCGAGCCAAGAGGCTGAAAAGCTGGGAAAGTCGGAAAGCCCGATGAGCGAAGACGAAGCCGCCGCGCTTATTGAGGCTTATTTGCTGACGCGCGTTGACGGCTTAGCTGAACAGATAACCGCGCTGATTGATGTGGCGGCTGTTGACTGGCAGGCTGAAGACCTGACCGCTGAACTTAATCGGGTAGCGAAAATCGTTACCGATGGGTTGGACTTTGGCGAGTGGGACGGCTTGTCTGATGTGGTCGAGCCGATTATCAGGCGGGCGGCTGAAGATGGGGCGGTTGCCGCCTTGTTGCAGGTAATGCCTGACCCTGCTGTCGGTATGGTTACGAATATTCGCAGCCGTGCCGTCAAGTGGGCGCATGACCGTGCCGCCGAAATGGTCGGCATGAAGTGGGTGGGTGGCGAGCTTATCCAAAATCCTGCCGCCGAATGGCAGATCACAGAGGGAACGCGCGATATGATACGCGCCCAAGTGGTCGAAGCCATGCAAAACGGCGACAGCGTGCAGGAGTTAGCGGGTCGTCTGAAAGAATCCCACGCCTTTAGCAATACCCGCGCCCGGACCATTGCCCGAACAGAGACGGCAATGGCTGACGGCATGGGCAACCTGATAGGCTGGGAAGAAACGGGGCTTGTTGCCGGAAAACGGTGGATAACCGCCGAAGACGACAAGGTGTCTGCGATTTGCAATACAAACGGCAAGATGGGTGTGATTGGTCTGCATGAACATTTTACGCATGGTGGTATGACGCCGCCCGCGCACCCTAATTGCAGATGCACGGTCGTCCCTGTTTTGGCAGAAGATATGCCGAAAGTTTAATTTTACTGGTGGTAGTGTTGGGGTTTGCCGCTCTCTTTACGGGGGCGGCTTTTTTTTGGAGTAACGAATGGCAAAGTTATACGCAGAAATCGCCAAGATGGAAGCGCAGGACGACGGTACCGTCAAAGTTTGGGGTTATGCCTCAAGTGAGGCGGTCGATTCAGACGGCGAAATCATCGCGGCGGAAGCAATGAAAGCGGCTATTCCCGACTATATGAAGTTTGGCGCGGTGCGTGAAATGCACGGCTCAAACGCAGCGGGGACAGCTATCGAAATCAACGTCGAAGACGACGGGCGCACGTTCTTTGGGGCGCATATCGTTGACCCTATCGCAGTGACGAAAGTCAAAACAGGCGTTTATAAAGGCTTTTCAATCGGCGGCAGCGTTACCGCCCGCGACGAGTTGAATAAGTCGCAAATCACGGGCTTGAAGCTGACAGAAATCAGCCTTGTTGACCGCCCTGCCAATCCTGACGCGGTGTTTACCTGCTTTAAGGCGGATAAGCCCAAAGACGGCGAAGAAGCAGCGGATAAGGACGACGAGCCAGCCGATAAAACCGATGAAACGCCTGCCGACGATACCGAAAAGGCAGACGGCGAAAAGGTCGATGACAAAGAAGACGACAAAAAGGACGAAACCGAGAAATCGGCAAGCGTGAATTTGTCTGAATCTGAAATCGCCATCTTGAAAGCAGTATTGGCTAAAGCCGAAAAACCGAAAGACGAGCCGGTCGCCAAATCAATGTACCAAGTCAAATCACTGGCTGATGTACTGACGTCGCTGAAATGGCTGATTGATGACGCCGCCTATGTCGATATCGACGAAACCGTTATCGCGCAAATCAAAGAATCAGCGGGCAGCCTTGCCGAATCGCTGAAAGCTTTGACGATAAGCGAAGCCGACAAGCTGGTCGATGGTCTGGCAGCTAAAGCCGATAAATCAGACGACCTTGCTAAAGCCGAATCAGTGGACGAACTGGCAAAAGCACAAGACGCGCTGAAAAAATCGAATGACGCCCTTACCAAAGCGCAGGCGGAAATCGAAAGCCTGAAGAAACAGGCAGCCCCGCCGAAAGGCAGCACCAAAGCCATCGGCAAAGCAGAAGATAACGGCGAAGACCCATTAAAAGGTTTTCAGCCGATTGTAAAGAATGACGGTTCGCTTGATGATGTGGCAACACTCGTCAAGGCAGCACACGCAGGCCGTCTGTAACACCGCTTACAGGCGGTTTTTTATTTTTGGGAGCTTTATAAATGAACGTGAACCAACTCACACAAGAAACAATTGAGCTGATGAAGTCAGCACAGGCAAACGGCGAACCGCTGAACAAAGGTTTTACACAGCCGACCAGCTTTACAAGCGGTCTGCAAACCTATGACCTTTCCGCGCCGTCTCAAAAACTCTATCCGGTATTGACCCCGTTGCGTAACCGTATCCCCCGCGTGGGCGGCGGCCGCACCATCGGCTCGAACTGGAAAGCCATTACTAATATCAACGTCGGCAATCAACGCGCGGGTATCAGTGAGGGTAAACGCGGCGGCGTTATCAACCATGAAATCGTTGAACGAAACGCGCAATTCCGCGCCATCGGCTTGGAAAACCAAGTAACCTTTGAAGCGGATTACGCGGCACGCGGTTTCGAGGACGTGAAAGCGTTGGCGGTTGCCCAAACTCTGCAAGCGACTATGGTTGCCGAAGAAATGATTTTACTGGGCGGTAACACCAGCCTGAAAGCAGGCGTTACCCCTACCCCGACCGCTGTCGCATCTAACGACACTCTGGGCAAAATCAGCGCGTCCACCCTGTCCATCGTCTGTGTGGCTTTGGGTTTGCAGGCATATTGGGACGTAGCAGGCGCAAATAACGGCGCAATCGGTCAAAGCCTGAACATCAAGACTGCCCAAGTTCCTGCCAAAATCACGCGCCAAAACGCTGACGGTACTACCGATACTTTCGGCGGCGGCTCTGCCCAAAAATCTGCGGCTGCTTCCGTTTCCGGTGTTGGTGCAGGTAAAAAAGTAACCGCCATGATTCCCGCTGTTCGCGGCGCGGTTGCCTACGCTTGGTACTGGGGTGCGGCTGGCTCTGAAAAACTGGGCGCGATTACCACTTCCGCCAAAGTGGAAATTTTGGCAGATGCCGAGGGTACTCAAACCGCTGCTTCTTTGCCGTCTGAAGACAATTCGACTTCAGTGCTGGAGTTTGACGGCTTGCTGACCCAAATCGCCCTGCCTGATTCAGGCGCGTTCTGGTCGGACAACAAAGGCAACGGCTTGACTTCAGACGGCGCGGGCGGCGTGTATGAATTTGAAGAAGCGTTCGCGCATTTCTTCTCAAAATACCGCCTGTCCCCCGATACCATCTACGTCAACGCCCGCGATTTGGCTGCGTTGACCAAGCTGATTATCGGCAACGGTGGTGCGCCGCTGATTAAGCTGAAAGTTGACATCGACAACGCGGCGAATATTCGCGCGGGTGTGGTGGTCGGATCGTATCTGAACAAAATCACAGGCGATGAACTTAACATCGTGGTTCACCCGAACTTACCAGCCGGTACTTACCTGTTCTACTCGACCCGTCTTCCTGCCTATGTGCAAGGCATCGGTAATCTGCTGCAAGTGCGCACGCGCCAAGAGTATTATCAAATTGAATGGCCGCTGCGTACCCGTATGTATGAATATGGCGTTTACGCTGACGAAGTGTTGCAAGGTATGTTCATGCCTGCGTTTGGTATGATTACCAACGCCGCCTAACCCTAACAAGGTCGTCTGAAATTCAGGCGGCCTTTCTTTTTGGAGAATCAAAATGACAGAAATGGTTAAATTACAAGCCCCCGAAGGCTTTACCGATGTTTCCTTTGGTAGCCAAAGCTACACAGTGGGCGAAGACCGCATCGTGGAAGTCCCCGCTGAAGCCGCGCAATTCTTGTACCAGTTCGGCTTCGGTAACGTCGCCTCTGAGCCTGCTGAAGAGCCTGAAAAAGCCAAGCGCGGACGCAAAGCCAAGACCGAGCAGCCGGCAGAACAGCCAGCCGAACAGGCTGAAACTGTTGAAGCGGTAGAACCTGCCGAAACTGAACAGGCTGAAGCCGAGCAAGCCGCCGAAACTGAACAGGCTGAATAACGATGACCGCCCTTGTCTCTCTTGATTTATTCAAACAGCGACTGGGCGTTACCCACGATAAGCAGGACGGATATTTCCAAACCCTGCTTAACGGGGTATCGGCTGCTGTTGAAGCCTACATCGGGCGCAAACTCGAAGCGGCGGATTACGTCGAGCGTTACAACGGCAACGGCAAAAACCGCATCGTCCTGAATCAATACCCCGTCCTATCCGTGTCGTCTGTAAAAATCAATGGGCGCATGGCGAACGACTGGGATTTTGATAATTGGCTGCTGATACGCCATGCCTGTTTTGCACAGGGAATCCGAAACGTCGAAGTATCGTACCGCGCGGGCTATGAAACCATACCCGCCGATATTCAGGAAGCCATCTTGATTATTGCAACGCAACGCATGAATGAAATCGAGAACAAGGGCGTACAGAGCAAGACGCTTGCAGGCGAAACCATCTCATTCTCTACGTTCAGCGAATCGGGCGGCATCCCCCCGTCAGCGTTTGCGATACTCAATGAGTACAAACGAAAGGGCGTGTGATGCTGAAGATGGAGTTTATCGGCAGCGATGTTTTGGCGGCGGTATTGCGTGCCTATGGCGACAAGGTTCAGACGGCTATTGTGCAGTCTGTCGGACGGTCGGCGTTACGGCTGCAACGCGAAGTCATGCAAAACCGTCTATCGGGGCAGGTGCTGAATGTACGGACGGGCAATCTGCGTCGGTCGATACATCAACAGGTAACCAGTTCGGGCGGTGCGGTAATCGGCGAAGTAAACACCAACGTCCGCTACGGCAAGGCGCACGAATATGGCTTTGCAGGCACGGTAAACGTCAAGGCATCTTTGCGTCAGGTTCGTCAGGCATTTGGGCGACCGCTTAAATCGCCGCGATACGTTCAGGTTCGTGCGCATTCCCGCAATGTTCGCCTGCCTGAACGGTCATTCCTGCGGTCGGCTTTGCGCGATATGAAACCTGAGATTGAAGCCGATTTGAGAAACTCTGTCAAAGGGGTATTGCGATGAACCGCGAAGCGATTTATTCCGCGCTGTGGGCGAAGCTGGACGCATTGGACGGCTTTGTTACCAAGAGCCGAAAGCTGCTGCACTGGAACGATGTGAAACGCTACGACCAACCCGCGTTATTCATGGCGCAGGGCGATATGCAGGCGGTAACGCTGACCGGGCAGGAAACCAAGTGGATTTTGCGCGTTGATGTTTACCTGTACGTCCAAACGTCAGGCGAACCGCCCGCGCCCATCATGAATCCGCTGATTGACGCGGTGTGCAATGCCGTGAACGCCGTCCACCCTATCACAGGCAAGACAGCTTTGGTGGTTGATGGTGCAGATATTGAGTATTGCCGCGTCGAGGGTACGGTGGAAACAGACGAGGGAACGCTTGGCGAACAGGCGGTCTGTATTATCCCAATTATGATTTGCGCCGCGTAATGCGGTTTTATTTTGGAAAGGAAATGTCATGCAGTTGACGTTTGGTAGCGGCGAGGTTTTCGCCGAAATGATTACGGATGCTTACGGCAACCGTGTACAGAACGCAACGCCCGTGCGAATCATGGGCTTGCAGGAAATGTCCGTTGATTTGTCGGCGGAATTGAAAGAGTTCTACGGTCAAAACCGCTTTGCTTTGGCGGTTGCACAAGGCAAGGTTAAAGTGTCAGGCAAATTCAAGGGCGCGTTAATCAACGGTCTTGCCCTGAATACCCTGTTTTTCGGCGCAGAATATGCGACTGGAACCATGAAAGCACTCTGGGCGGATGTAACGGGCAAAGCGATTCCAGCAAGCGGTGCATATACCGTACAGGCAACCGCGCCGAATGGCGGACGCTTTGTTGAGGACGCGGGCGTGATGGGTAGCGATGGCACGGCATACGTCAAAGTAGCCAGCAATCCGACGGCGGGTCAATACATGGTGTCTGCAACAGGCTTGTACACCTTTGCTGAAGCGGATAAGGGTAAGACCGTTTACCCAAGCTTTACCTATACCCAAACCATGCCGTCAGCCAAGAAACTTGAGCTGACAAACTTGGCGATGGGCAACACGCCTACCTTTAAGCTTAAATACCTGACACAGTTCAAGGGCAAAAAAGCCCTGTTGGAACTGGAAAGCGTAACCAGCGGTAAATTGGGCTTGTTCTCGACCAAAAACGATGACTTTTCTGTCCCTGAAATCGACTTCACGGCGCAAACCGATGAAGCTGGCTTTAAAGTCGGTACGTTGTGGATTCAAGAGTAATCACGCAGACCGTCCGAAAGGGCGGTCTTTTATTTGACCTGAATTTAGGAAGTGAAAATGACAGTACGAATTAAAGGCGTAACCGTTGAATTGAACGGCACAAATTACGTTATCCCACCTATCGCACTTGGCGCGCTGGAGCAGTTGCAAGAACGTATCGGTACGTTTGACGGCAACGTCAAAGACGCAAAACAAATCTCTACCGTTATCGATTGCGCCCATGCTGCCATGCGTCGGAACTATCCCGACATGACGCGCGAAGAAGTCGCTAACTTAATCGACATCGGCAACATGAATGAAGTGTTTGCCGCTGTGATGGACGTTTCGGGCTTAAAACGCAAAGAACAGGAAGCCGCACAAGCGGGGGAAGCTCAGGCGGCGGATTAAGTTTCGGCGCGATGATTGCCCACGTCTGCGCCTCTACGGGGTGGACGTGGGACTACGTCGCCGACAACTTGGATTTGCCGCGTATCCAGCATTTGAACGAGTATTGGCGCGAACATCCGCCCGTGCATATCTTGGTAGCGTCGTACATGGGCATTAAGCCGTCGTCAGGCATCGCACAAAGCGAAGCGGACGAAGCCGAAGCCATCGGTATGCTTGGCGGTAACGAACTGCCAAAAGAAGAATTTGACGCTCTGCTGAAAGCGAAAGGAATCATCTAAATGGGCAATGCAATTTTCCCCACGTTTCCCGGCTTAAAGTGGGGGCGGAAGAAAACGGCGGTATGGAGTACCGGGACGCAGAAATCAGCGAGCGGTCGCGAATTGCGAACCGCCTACTACACCTACCCGCAATGGCGGTTTTCACTGTCATTCGAGGTATTGCGGACAAAGACGTCCGTAAACGAATTGGAGCAACTGGCAGGCTTCTTCAACGCCCGCAAAGGCAGCTTTGAAAGTTTCCTCTACGAAGACCCGACCGACAACGCCGTAACCGATCAGCCTATTGGAAACACGGTGCAAGGCGTTACGCGCTATCAGCTTGTCCGTTCTATGGGCGGATTTATCGAGCCTGTCTTGGCTGTCAAGGAACGACCCACCGTCAAAGTGGGTGGCGTAGCGTTGACGTATGGGCGCGATTATTCCGTTACCGACAAGGGCGTTTTGGTTTTCAACACGCCGCAAACGCCGGGTCGTCCGATTACATGGACGGGCGGTTTTTATTTCCGCGTGCGATTTACGTCTGACACGGTGGATTTTGAAAACGTTTTGGGCAGCCTGTGGGCGGCCAAAAAGATTGAGTTTACGAGCGTTAAGCTATGAAGACAGCGACAAAAGAACTGATTGACTTGCTACACGGTAGCGACGAGTTTCAGATGGCGGATTTATACACCATCACGCTTTCGGGCGGGCAGGTGCTGCGCCATACCAGCGCGGATATGCCCGTCGTTTGGGATGGACAGACCTACGAAGCGCATAAGCTGATTATCAAGCGCGGGGCAACCCGTATCGCTGTCGGATTGGACGTAGATTCCAACACCCTGCAAATCGCTTCCGACCCTGATTACAGGCTTGAGGGTTTGCAATGGGCCGAAGCTGCTTTGGGCGGTGTACTGGACGGCGCGCGGGTCAAGATAGACCGTGTGTTCTTCGGTGTCGGTGCGTCATCTATCGGCAACATGGTCGAAGATGCGGGAGCGGTTTTGGAAGTTTCGGGAGTGAATCGAACCGAGACCAAGACGCTGCAAGTTCGTGGCGATTTGCCGAACGAGTTTGTCTTGTCATGTGATATTGCACTTGAAAACGCAACGTCAATCTACGGCAAGCCCTATCCGCGTATCGGTGCTGATTTGTCTGTTACCTATACGGACAATTCCGTCGGCTATTTTGGCTGTTGGTACGACGAAGCCGTCAGCGGTAGTACAAAAACGCTGTCTGATCGCATTTCGGCAAGACACGCAATCCCCGCAGGCAAAACTGTCAAGGAAATCCGCAGCCTGATTATACAGGCACGATACCAAACGTCCGATTCCATTCGGATTTCGGGTGTTGATTTGCGGTCGGCTGCCGATGTTGACGGCTCTCTTGCCGAACTTCGCCCTGTCGGTGCTGTAAATATCTTTTCGGGGCGCGTGTCGGATGTATCGGGTAGTAGGTCGTCGGTAAAGGTTGACGTCAAATCTGACATCGAGCTTTTGAACGTATCAAGCCCGCGCAACATCTATCAGGCAGGTTGCATGAGGACGCTCTATGACGAGGGCTGCAAGGTCAACCGCGAGAAATTCACGGTGGACGGTCGTGTAACTGAAAACAGCCAAACAGGCAATGCGCTAAAACACAATCTGACGCAGCCTGACGGGTGGTTCTCGCAGGGCGTGATTAAGTTCACGAGCGGGCGAAACGCAGGCTTGAGCAGGACGGTCAAGGCACATAATGGCAATACGTTCGAGTTTGCCCTACGCCTGCCATTCCCGCCGCAAGCGGGGGATGTGTTCAAGGTTTATCCGGGCTGCAACAAACGTCAGGACACCTGTAAAAACAAATTTAATAACGTCGTGCATTTTCGCGGATTCCCGTATATCCCGTCTGCTGACACGGTGGTTTAAAAGGTCGTCTGAAATGGATTTGAGAGAGCAAATCGTCGAAGAAGCGCGGTCATGGCTTGGTACGCCCTATCATCACTTCGCAATGGTTAAGGGCGCGGGCGTGGATTGCGCCATGCTGCTTGTCGGAGTTTACGGCGCGGTCGGTATCATCCCCGATGACTTCACGCCGCCCAAATATTCCCGTGACTGGCACCTGCACCGAGATACGGAGCGGTATTTAGAGGTCATTGCCAAGTTTTGTAAGGAAACGGACGCCCCGAAGCCCGGCGACATTGCTATGTGGAAGTTCGGGCGCACGTTCAGTCATTCCGCCATTTTGGTGGGCGACAACAAAATTATTCACAGCTACATCGGGCGCGGCGTGGTTTTGGACGACATTAATCAGCCCGAACTTGACGGGCGCGAAGTGAAATTTTTTACATTGGAGGTACTGAATGAACATTGAAGTATCAGCCTATGGGCTTGGTGGTGGTAGCGGTGGTAGCGGTGGTGGCGGGAGTTATGACGACACAGCAATCAAACAGGAATTGTCACGAATCAGGCAGGCGGTAGCAGCTTTGCCGAGCAGCGCGCCGTATGACGACGCCGAAATCAAAAAAGAACTGGAAACCGTCAAGAAGCAACTTTCTGATCTGCCCAAAGGCGGTGGCGCAACATACGACGACAGCGACTTGAGAAAACAGCTTGCCGCCGCCGTAGCGCGTATCGATGAAATTGCCGACACCCGCAAAGAGTATCAGGCGGCGTATGTCGCGCGGGCGGACTTCCTGACAAATCCTGCAAACAATGAATTTATGACGGTCAAGTTCAAAAAACCGTTCAGCAAAAAGCCGTTTGTCAAAGTGACTTTGGACTTGGTAACCGTACAAGCACGGCTGACCTATCAGGCAAACGCGACAGAAACAGGTTTCGATATTGCAACCAACTACGCAGGCTCTTTGCTTGGCTTGTGGTACGAGGCGCATTTAGTAGATTGATATTTAGAGGTTTTCTATGGGCGGTAAATCATCAACCATTACATCGGCAGAAGAACGGATTTTATCGTTACAGGTACAACAATCGTCGCAAGGGCTTACCCTGCCTGTCATCTACGGCAGAACCCGTGTAGCCGGAAACCTGATTTGGTACGGCGACTTTGTTACCATAGAAAACAAGACCACAACACAGCAAGGCGGCAAAGGCGGTGGCGGCGTGAAGCAAGTCGATATTGCTTACACCTACGAAGCCGCCGTCATGCTTGCTTTATGTGAGGGCGAAATTCAAGGCGTCGGTCGTATTTGGCGTGATAAGGAAAAGTTTGACTCGCTGGCACAATTGCGCCTAACGCTTATGCGCGGCGGCGACGAACAGCCATTATGGACGCATTTGGCGCAGGCGAAGCATACCGGTCAAGCCTTGAACTATTCAGGTACCGCCTACCTGTGCAGCCCAAACTACGAACTGACGAAATCCGCGCAGATTTATCAGCATAATTTTGAGGTCATCGGGAAACTGGGCTACTCAGGCAACATCCCTGACGCAAACCCGCGCGAAATCATCCGAGACCTGTTGACAAACCAACGCTACGGCTGCGGATTCCCCGTTGACAGCATTGGAGATACCGACCGATACAGCAATTATTGCCGCGCGGTCGGTATTTTTCTAAGCCCCGCCTACACGGAACAGGGCGAGGCGCAACGGAACATTTCCGAACTGCTGGAACAGACCAATAGTGCAGCGGTGTTTTCGCAAGGTCGTCTGAAAATCGTCCCCTACGGTGACGGCAATTATTCAGGCAACGGCGCGGCATATGTTGCCGATAACAAGGCACTATACGACCTTACTGATGACGATTTTATCGTCTCAGGCGCGGAAGACCCTGTAAGTGTCGAGCGCAAAACCAATGCCGATGCGTTTAACCAAGTCCAAGTCGAGTATCTCGACCGCGATAACGACTACAACGTCGCCATCGCGGAAGTGAAAGACCAGGCGAACATTGAGCAGTACGGACTACGCCCGAAAGAAGCCGTGAAGATGCACGGCATTTGCGACGGCAAGGTAGCGCAAAAAGTAGCCCAGCAACTCTTGCAACGCGCCCTGTACGTCCGCAATGAATATGAGTTTAAACTGGGTTGGAAATACTGTCTGCTTGAGCCGATGGACATTGTAACCCTGACTGACGCAGGGCTTGGCTTGAATAAAACGCCCGTCCGAATCACAGAAATTGAAGAAGACGAAGAGGGGGTTTTATCCGTCAAGGCTGAAGACTACCCCGTCGGTGTGTACACAACGTCAGAATATCCGACGCAGCCGTCTTTGGGTTATTCGGCAGACTACAACGTTTCGCCGGGTAACGCCCATGCGCCCGTTATTTTCGAAGCACCGTTGCAACTGACAGGCGGTGAACCGCAAATTTGGATGGCAACCGCCGGCGGCGATATGTGGGGCGGTGCTGAAGTGTGGGTATCAACCGACGGCGACAGCTACACGCGCGTCGGCGCAGTCAATCACAAAGCGCGTTTCGGCTCTCTGACTACCGCTTTGCCGAATGGTGCGGGTTTCGACCGTACCAACACCCTGAACGTGGAAATTTCAGCGGGTCAAATGACAGGCGGCACGGAGCAGGACAGCCGCGATTTGCTGACATTGTGCTACGTTGACGGCGAATTTCTGGCATACGCAAACGCCGAATTGAAAGGCGTGGGTCGTTACACACTGGGCAACCTGACACGCGGCGCGTATGGATCCGCTATTGACAGCCATGTGGCGGGCAGTAAGTTCGCGCGTGTTGACGAAGCATTGTTCAAATATGCCGTCCCGCGTAACTGGATTGGTCGCACGGTTTGGGTCAAGCTGGTTTCGTACAACGTTTTCAGCGGCGGCATACAGGATTTGGCGTCCGTCCCCGCGTATTCCTACACCATCAAGGGCGCACCGCTTGGGCAAATCCAAAATCTACGCCTGACATCATCTTGGGCATACGGCAAAGAAGCCGTCATCGCTTGGGATAAGTTGGACGGGGCGGATACCTACGACGTGGAAATCTACGCAGGCAACAGCCAACGCCGTTTGCGCCAAGTCAGCGGTATTGTGGACAACAGCTACACCTACACGCAAGCAGACATGAAAGCCGACGGCGGGCAGGTGCGTGATATTGTGTTCAAGGTTCGCGGTCGAG